AAAAGCCTACCGGATCCGGGAGTATTATCATGATGGCCGTCAATCCGGCCGCGTGCTTACGGATGAAGAATACTGCGATGCCCTGGAAAACCTCGCGGGAAATCTTCCCGTGGAGCAGGTGATTGTGGATCCTTCTGCAGCATCGCTGATTGCCGCTATTCGCAGGCGGGGTAGGTTCTGCGTGCGCAAAGCCAACAATGCAGCGTTGCCCGGGCTTCGGCTGGTGGCGACGCTCCTAAAGGCCGGTGTCTTGCAGATTTCCCCCAGCTGCAAGGACACCATCCGGGAATTCGGCCTCTACCGGTGGGAGGATGACAAAGACAGTGTGGTCAAAGAAAATGACCATGCAATGGACGACATCCGCTATTTCTGCGCAAGTGTTTTGCGCAGGCAAATAAGGGAGGTATGATGCTTGAAAAAATGGCTGACGAAAAACTTTCTTCCCCTTTGGGCAAAGGAAACGGTACTGCGGGATAATAAGCAGCTGCGGTCGGAAAATGAGATGCTGCGGCAGAAGGTAAACCAGCTGGAGCACTACATCCGGGGCATCCATATGGGTCTGCGGGGAAGAAGAGGGAGAGATGTATGAGGATTTATGATTATGAAGAACGCTTTGGGGCAGCGGACAAGACCACCAAAGCTATGAAGAATGCGATTCGGGACTGGTTTGAGCTGTACTACCTGGCAGATGCCCAGGAGGATCGGGATCCCTGTCAACGGATCGCTTATACGGTGGTGAATAAGCTGGTAAAGGCCATGTTCGGAGAATACACCGCTGTGGCGGCTGACCAGGCTTATCAGCCTTTGGTGGATACGCTGAATGCCCACAGGCAGCAGGCGGTACAGCTGGCTTTGGTAGGCGGCGAATGCTATCTGAAGCCCTGTCCCGGTGCAGAGGGCTTCGGCTTTACACTGATTCCCAGAAACTGCATTCTGATCTTTGGCGCAGACGCCAATGGTGTAGCGAATGATGTGGGCACGGTGGAAAGAACGACCCTGGGCAACGCTTACTATACCCTGCTGGAGCGAAGACATGTGGATGAAGCAGGCTGCCTCATCATTGAGAACAAACTGTTCCGCTCTGGGGATGGGGAATCGCTGGGCACCCAGGTGAGCCTGCAGGAGCATCCTGCTTATACCTGGCTCCAGGAAACCTACCGATACGAGGTGCCGCTGGGCGGTATCGGCTTGGTGCGGATGAAGACACCCATACTCAACTGTGTGGATGGTTCCCAGGATGGCGTGTCTGTGTACGCGGCGGTGGCAGGACTTATCCACAATATCGATCAGAACGAAGCCCAGATGAACGGAGAATTCTCCCGTGGTGAGAGCCGGGTGATCGTTTCCCAGGATATGCTGCGAAACGGCGAACTGCAGGACCATCTGTTTGTAGGCCTGGACGAGGATCCCGAACGGGTGGGCATGACGGTCTACAGCCCCGAACTCCGGTTTGATGCTTATCTTGCCCGCAAACAGGAGTACCTGCGCAATGTAGAGAGTATGGTGGGTATGCGCCGGGGCACACTCAGTGATGTCAACATGGAAGATCGGACTGCCACGGAGATCACCTCATCTGCCGGTGACTTCAACCTGACAGTGATCGAATTGCAGAAAATGTGGGAGATGGCACTGGCGCAGACCCTCACCCTTTGCGGAAAGCTCTCGGCACTCTATCAGCTGCCCTACCCGGAGCGCATGGAAGCGTCCGTAGACTGGGGCAACTCTACCCTCTACGATGAGGATAAGACTTGGGAGGAATACCGGCAGATGGTTAGTATGGGTCTCATTGCTCCCGAGGTAGCCTTGGGCTGGCGGTTCAATCTGCCAGCCACCACAGAGGAAGAACGGAAAATAATCCGAGATCGCTACATGTCTAAAGAAAACATGTAGGGGCGAGCATTGCTCGTCCGTTACCGCAGGAATATGTGTGTACAAGCGGACGGCCAATGGCCGCCCCTACATTCAAGATCAAACTGCGGACAATGATGATTGAGCATCCTTAGGGGTGCTTTTTTCATACCCATTTTGCCTTGGAACTGGCATAAAAAAGTTCCTCGCACAGGGAGTCAACCCGTAAAAATCATAGCGAACGAAAGGAGAAACCTATGAAGCGTGAATTTTTGCAGGAATTCAGAGTGGGGGAGGAAGCCCTTCCCAAGGAAGTGATCGATGCAATCATGGCGGAAAACGGTCGGGATATCCAAAAGGTGAAGGCAAATTTTGCCGACTATGAGGATATCAAGCAGGCCCTTTCTCAGCTGCAGCAGGATCAGTCCTTCGAAGAAGCAGCCAAAGCCTGGGAGGAGAAGTACAACCGGGCGGTGGAGGATCACAAGGCCCAGGTTGCCCGGATGGCCTTTGACAAGGCCCTGGGTGAGGGAATCTTAAAAGCCAACGGCAGAAATGCCAGGGCAATCACTGCGCTTCTGGATGTGGATACTCTGATGGAAAGCGAGAATCATGAGGCGGCCATTGAAGCGGCACTGGCGGAGCTGAAGAAAGACTGCCGCTATCTCTTCGGTGGCGACGTTCCGCCCCCTTACGCAGGGGGCACAGGGGCCTATCAGGGCCGAAACGAGAAGCACCCCACTACTTTGGCGGGGGCACTACGAGAAAAATTTGAAAGGAAGTAAAAAATATGGCAATTACTCTTGCAGAAGCAAAAATCGGCATGGCCGACAAGGTGGATCAGCAGATCGTGGATATGTTCCAGAGAAGCTCCCTGCTGCTGGATAACATGGTGTTTGACAATGCCATCTCTCCCGGTACCGGTGGTTCCACTCTGACCTACGGTTACCTGCAGCTGGAAACCCCTTCCGCTGCCGGTGTCAGAAACATCAATGGTGAATACACCCCCGGCGAGGCAAAGAAGTACAAGGCGACTGCTAACGCCATCATTATGGGCGGCGCTTTTCAGTTAGACCGTGTGCTGCAGAATACCTCCGGCGCTGCCTCCGAGCTGGCTTTCCAGGCGGAGGAGAAAATCAAGGCAACTGCCAATTATTTCCATAACCTGGTGATCAACGGCTCTGCCAAGGAGACCGATGAAGGTTATGTGGCCGGTACCTTCGATGGCCTGAGAAAGCTGATGGAGCTCTCTCCCAATGTGTTTGAAAGCGATGTGCCTCTGATCACCTCCCAGAATATGGATGAAAACTACAACGCTTTCCTGGACGAGATGGATTCCTTTATCGGCAGCATGGACGGCACGCCCACTATGCTGCTGATGAACCGGATCATGCTGATCAAGCTGCGCTCTATTGCCCGCCGTGCCGGTTACTATGAGCGTACCGTGGATGGTTTTGGCCGAACTGTGGAGACCTACGCAGGCATTCCTATGGTGGATATGGGTACTTACTTCAACGGTGAGTACATTGAAGATGTTGTGGGCGTTGATGTCAACGGCAAGACTTCTATTTATGCAGTCTGTATGGGCCTGGACGGCTTCCATGGCATTTCTCCCACCGGTGATGGCGTGATCAATTCCTACATGCCCGACCTGAATGCCCCCGGTGCTGTGAAGACCGGCGAGGTGGAGCTGGTGGCAGGCGTTGTTCTGAAGAACCTGTACAAGGCAGCTGTGCTGCAGAATATCGCGGTCTATCCCGCATAAGCCTATGGCAGATTACGCGTTTTACACAGATGTGTATTTAGGAAACCGCATCCCGGAGAAGGCATTCTCCGGGATGGCGCAGCGGGCCAGGGAGATTCTGGCCCGTTTTCAGCGGATCTATCAAGTGACGGTGCCCGGTGAGGACAGCCTCCGTATGGCTATCTGCGCCATGGCAGAATCTCTGTACACCCATGCCAAGCATCAGGGCAGCGTGACTTCGGCTTCCGTAGGGGAGGTCAGTGTTCACTATGAAAACGGTGCGCGGGCTGAAAAGCAGCTGCGCAGAGAGCTGTATGAGAAAGCCTCCATTTACCTGGATATTTCCCGGGGGGTGGGCGCATGAATCCCTTTGACTACAGCCTGTGCGATCAGACTGTGACTGTCTACCGAAAGGTAGAGGATAAAATCCAAAGGCAGGTGGTGGAAAACGCTTATCTGTCGGGAAACATCAGTACACCCACAGAAAGCTACGGGAAGAGCTTGGAGAAGAAATTCCAGCTGATTATTCCCGGCGATTTTTCCTTGCAGCCCGGAGACCGGATCTACCGGGGCATTGGTCCTATCGATGTTCAATGGCAGGCCTTTGTGCCTGCCCTGGTTCCGGAACTGTATGAGGTGATCTTCGTTAAACCCTGCTACTGGGAGGGCGAGATTACCCATTGGGAGGCAGGAAACCGAAAGGAGACCCTGTGATGCTGGAAACATTAAAACAGTGGCTGCAGACCTTCCCTGGCTGGGACAGCGTACTGCAGTTTGATTACGCGGAAAACATACCCGGCAATTCCGGTCTGTTTCCAAAAGGCCTGACAGAAATTTCCCGACGGGAGGATGTGCTGGGGGGTATGAAGATCCGCTACAGCTGTACCTTCACCCTGAAGCGGGCAGCTGTAGCCGGAGAGGAAAATGCCCGGTGGTTGCTCTGCTTTCAGAATTGGGTGGCAGAGCAAGACATGCGGGGTCTGGCACCCAAGTTCGGTGACGATCCCAAATCTGAGCGGCTGCGTGCCTTTGAGGGAAAGTTGGAAAATCACACCCAGGTGGGCAGCAGCCTGTACACGGTGCAGCTGAGTGCGGAATTTACAAAAATTTATAGAGGTGAATGAAATGGCAAAAATTGAGAGAAAGTATATGGCCCATTTTATCAATGCGGCGGAAACGGGCGAGGCGGTCTATGAGCGCCTGGGCCAGGATCTGGAGGAATTCGCACCTGAGATGTCTGCCCAGGTGGAGACCAAGAAGAACATTCTGGGTGAGTCCAGTATTCTGATCTCCGGCTATGAGAAAACTGCGGCGGTGGAACCCTTCTATGCCCAGGCGGGTTCTCAGCTGTTCCA